CACTTCATAACAGGGCCTGTTGTACATTATCTCAGTACAGGCTACAACACTACAGGTTTTCCCCGTTTCATCAAATACTTTGTCTCCGGGCTTTAATTCCTCCATAGTAGCCCATCCCGTGGGTGTTGGAATTGGTGTATCAATAGCCAGAGCCTTTCCAGATTTTTTGGGAATTTCCACATATACTGTCCGATACTGCCTGGTGCCATCATCTCTAACAGTTCCAAAGGCCTTTTTAATTAATTCAATCTCCCAGGGCAAGAGGGTAAAGGGCTTCCCTGCCCACTTTCCCTTGGTTAGCTTCAGCTGCCGGATGAAATTGATAACCCGGTTCGCTTTTTCTTCTGAATATGGCATGGTGATTTCCCCCCTAGCATTTGAAACTTAACAACTCTGCCATTGGATCATCCTTGGCCTGTTCTTCTACATCTACTTTGATACGGCTTCTGGCAGCTGGAGTCAGTCCAAACTCAGAACAGAAGTCTTTCATAACCTTCAGATACGTCTGGGCAATGGACACATGTGGCACCTGCTGAATGTATCCTGATGGCGTTTTAAAGATGGTACCGTGCTTCGATAAAAATTCCTCAGCTTCTTTCCATCTGGCATAGGCCTGACAATACCCAGCAAAGGCAGTCATATCCACCTGTGTGAGAATACCCATAGACTCTAGGGTTCTCGCCATTCGCTTCCATTCTTTTTTGGCCTCAGGCTCCAGCCATGGCGGGCATTTGGGCGCTCGTTTTTCAGGCTGTGGTTCTTTGTCATTTAGTGGTCTTCTCCCTGGATTTCCTTCTAATACTTTTAGTGCTGTCGGTTTTGGTTTTCTGCCTCTTTGGGCCATGGCTTTCACCTCCTCTACAACAAAAAAAAGACCCTAAGGTCTTTATAAATTATTTTTATTATTTAATTTTTTCTTTTTGCCCTTCTTGCCTTCCTAACTCAAAGGCAAGTTCTAACGCTTTCTTTACTCCCCATACAGAAACATCATGAAAATCAAGTCCATCAGAGTATCTTGTTTCTAGTGTTTCAATAAAAAGTTCTTCTTTTGCGATTTCCTCAAGTTTTTTCTCAATATTTTTATTCATGACTGATTCCCCTTCCTTTTGGTGTGTACATATTAGCTCTAGTCAGGGGATATATCCAGTACATTTTGCAATACTTGAGGCTTTATTTTACAACGTCTTTATACTTAATTTTCTGACCATCCCTTATAAGATACACGTCTTCATCGGTACCTACATGCTCAATGTATCTTTTCAAAATCACATCCACAAAGCGTTCATCAAACTCGGAACCATAGCATATTCTATCCGTCTGTTCACAGGCAATCCATGTGCTACCGGAGCCTCCAAATGGTTCTAATACAATACTATTGGTTAAACTTGAGTTTTTAATGGGATAAGCTAGCAAAGGTACGGGCTTCATGGTACTGTGGAGATTGTTTTTAGAAGGTTTGTCAAATTCCCAAACTGTCGTCTCCGCTCTTCCTGCATACCATTTATGCTTCCCTTTTTTCTTCCAGCCAAATAGACAGGGCTCATGTTTCCACTGATACGGGGACCTTCCTAATACCAAGGATTGCTTTACCCACTGGCATACTCCCGAGAGATAAAACCCAGCATCTTGGAAAGCTTTTCTAAAAATATGCCCCTTCGTATCTGCATGGAATACATAGATTGAGGCATCATTCGCCATATGGTTTTCCATATTTGTAAAGGCATCTAAAAGAAACTGATAAAACTCATCGTCCTTTAAATTGTCATTTTGAATCGTTCCTTGGCTTCCATTATAGGAGACACCATAAGGCGGGTCCGTCACTACTAGATTAGCTTTTTTCCCATCCATCAATGTTTCATAGGTTTCAGCCTTGGTACTATCCCCACACACCAATCGGTGTCTTCCCAAAAGCCAAAGGTCTCCTTGTTTCGATATAGGTTCTTCTTCTAAAGCTGCATCTACATCAAAATCATCATCGGATACTTCCTTATCATGAATATTGGAAAATAGGTCATCAATCTCTGCTGCATTAAACCCGGTCAGCTCTACATCGAAGTTCAGGTCTTTCAAACTTTCAAGCTCTACTGCTAAAATCTCATTATCCCAGCCAGCATCAAGGGCCAGTTTGTTATCTGCAATGATGTAGGCTTTTTTCTGTGCCTCCGTTAAATGCTCCACCATTACACAGGGCACTTCTTTTATCCCTTCTGCTTTTGCAGCCTCACACCGTCCATGGCCCGCGATGATGTTTTTATCTTTATCAATCAACACTGGGTTTACAAAACCAAACTCCCGAAGGCTGCTGCGGATTTTGGTAATCTGCTCTTTGCTATGGGTTCTGGCATTATTCGTATAGGGTATGAGCTCGTCAATGGGTAAGAGTTTCATTTCTTCTGTTGTTTTCATATAGTTCACCTCATTCTATTTTTAGTATAAAAAAACACCCATAAAACTTCACTATTTTTCAAGTTTTTAAGGTGTAAAATTCTTCATAAAGCTTGTAATATCAACGTTTCTAAAGGGTGAAATGTTTTTTACCCCCCCTCTGGAATTTCGCGACTTCGCACACAATGGAGGGCGTCGGTCCTTGTAAACACGGGGCTTAGAGATAATACGGGCCCCTACCCCTATAGTCTCCATCTAGTATTTGTACTCCGGATGCTGGTCCTTCGTACCTGTCTTTTTGTCATGACAGCTTTTACAAAGAGGCTGCCAGTTGCTTTCGTCCCAAAAGAGACGATGGTCACCACGATGTGGAACGATATGATCCACAACAGTAGCTTTTACAAACCTTCCTTCTTCCTTACACTTTACGCAGAGGGGATGCACCTTTAAGAACTTGGCTCTCGCTTTACGCCACCTGCCATCATACCCTCGCTTTGCTGCATTTGGTCTGTCACCGCGGTGCACCACCTCATGCTTGTCGCAGTAGGACCTACCATACGGTACCAGGGCAGGACACCCAGGGTGCTTGCATGGGACGTTCGGTTTTCTCGGCATCTACTTCACCTCCTGATTTGCATAAAGAAAGCCCTGAAGGTTTTTCCCTCAAGGCTTTCAGACATATTTTCACTAATGCCATTATACCATATCCACGTAGGAATAATAGTGAATTATAGTGAATTAGTGTGCACTCTTTTATAATAACTTGCTTTTTTTCTTGCGATACTCCAGTACTCCATGAATTGCTGGGAGTAATTTGGTGATGTTTTCATTAATGTTAATATCTGAAATTCTTATTACATTCCACCCAACGCCTAATTTATCTGCAATTACTTCATCACGAATTTGTTCTCTTTTATTTCTTGGGTTATGGTAAATAGCGCCATCTATCTCTAAGGCAACATGTAATTCAGGTAGAACAAAATCCACTCGATAATCATATACCTTGACTTGATGATGCACCTTTACACCCCGTCGCAACAACTCAATTGCAACCATGATTTCTTCCGTACTTTGAAACCACTGCGGTTTATTAATCAATCGAGAGACAGTGGCTATTGCCTCATCATATGCAGCAATATCAGTAACTTTAGCAATGCGTTTTATAGCTTCGGACAGTTTCTTATCTTTCTTTTCTGTTGTCACTTGTTCGCGCTCCTGCTTGACCATTTCTGCTCGACATTCTTTGCAAGTATAAACTGTTCCTGCAATATATTGCCAAACTGCAACAGGTGAACCACAAATGTGACACGGTGGGTGATACAATAAAAACCCTTTAGAATCTTTGCTTATAGGAATCGAATCCCTTAAGGCATCTTTATAACCCATGCTTGGAACCCTCCACAATCCTATCCACTGCCGCCAGAGCTTTGGCAAGCATAATATGTACCCAGCGTACACTGTAGTTCATTTCAGCAGCAATATCTTCCCAACTTTTAAAACAAAGGTATCTCAATTCCAATAGAACTCGGTATTCCTTCTTCTCAACGGAACGAATCACACCAATAATCTTCATCTTCAAATCCACCAGTTCATCTACATCCTGATTGATTTCTTCTTGTAGGTCTACAATCTTGACTACCGTATCAGCCATGCTAGAGCCACCTCGGTTCGGATTTCTTGGCATATCCGAAATCATGGAGGTACATTTTGTTGCAAGATCATTTAATGCTGTTAGTTGTTCTAATTGGCTGTTAATTCTTTGGTCTAGTAAATATGCCTGTCCAAGATATTCTTTTGCTTTCATTCGTCACACGCCTCCTCGTTCAGTTTTCGAATCAACATATCGGGATTAATGGTTGTAATCATCCCAAACAGACTGGAATGAAAGAAACGCTCAATTTCTCGTTTCGTATGTTTTGCCATGCTGTTTTCTGAGTTCTTATTTAGTTTTTTTAGTACATCACGGTAATCTTTTACTGCCTGTATGATGATGGCATTTCCAAGCTTGGTGTAGCCATCATTATAAATTGGTGTTTGACCTTGCAAATTTTTTCTGTACATAAGCAGTACCTCCGAATAAGAATTTTATTTTCCAGTGAGGCATTGCTGCATTGTTGCATTTATGTATTGATCATCTATCTCATTGCTTTGTAAGCATTGTTTTCATCGTCATTGTTCATCGCAGGGAACCGTCAACACGGCTCGCACCTCATCCACCGACCGGACAACAAAAGCCTGTCCTTTGGCGATGCGGATTTTACGGATGGTTGCCTCTTGTAGTGCAGTTGGTTTACCTGTTGAGGTCTTAACTTCAAAAGCATAGAACCGTCCATCCACACAGGCAATTATATCTGGAATACCTGCCGTACCGTACATGCCGCCATGCTCCTTCCAAGCAAAGCAGTTTGGCACAGTCTTTAGGTATTTTAATATGGCTTTTACAATATCTTTTTCTAACATAGCATCTCCTCCTGTGACCTTGTTACCTCGTGACTTCATTTTGTAGAGGGTCAGCTTTTTTTACGCGCACACGCGCACGCACGCATACGTAAGAAGAAACTTTTCCGTGTATCTCTCTATATATAAGAGGTAACAGAAGTAACAAGTAACGGTTAAAGGGGTTCAATTTCTGTGATTTCAAAGCCTGATACATCGCAGTGTTTTGTAAGGTTCTCGTAATCAATGACCCAGCACTTTACGCTATCCTTGCCGATGCGTTTCTGCTGGTTGCTTGCGATAAAATAATCAGAATGTTGAAGCTGTTTCTTAAACTGTGCGTATGTAAGCACTTCACCAACAATAGCATAATCCTTTCGGAATTTAGTATAGAGGTCATAGACCACGTTCAATCTAAGATAGATTTGGGTACCATCGATGCGGTAATGTGCCTGCGGATCCAACTTCATTCTTGCCATGACCTCAAATGTCTGCTCCAAGATACTCTTGTTGCTGGTATCACCATCAAGCAGATAATCCTTTGCCGCAAATTCCAGATACTTCACACAGATATCCATCGGATAAGGAAACACGGTGTCCCAGTCCAAACCATACTCAGTACAGACTTTTTCAAGCAGCTTTAACCCACCGTAACAACAGGCAAGGTTGCTGACAATTCTAGACGGCAGCTCGCTAGTAAATAGTGATGAGCCTTCCTTGTACCATTTTACGGCCTCCGACGGGTAAATTTTCAGGGCAGTATTGAGCAGTGTTCTTCCCAAATCACCGAGACCCTGTGCACTGGACATAATCCGGTTGAATGCCATGCGATGCTCTGGGGTCTTCAAATCCTTCTTGGAAAAAAGCAATTCAATACTACGTTCACGAATTGCGGCTTCATCCGCAGACTCTTCGCCTGCTACAATAAGCGGAGCCAGAAGTTCATAAGTTACCACAGATAAGTCTGCACGTCCTCTAACTCCTTCATGGCCATCGTAAGAATCACGGAAATGGTTATACAGCGTACTCAACTTGATACGGTCCATCTTGGACGGCTTGAATTCGTCCAACGGCAAAGGAATAGCATTGGATGACGCCGATTCTTTCA